AGAGACCGCGCCTAAGCCAGAAGACGCTGCTAAGGCGGAAGACGCTGCTAAGGCAGAAGACGCTGCTAAGGCGGAAGACGCTGCTAAGGCAGAAGATCCTTCAATCCATGATCTTAAGAAAACTATTTCCGGTCTTGAGGAAAAGCTCAAAGAGGTCACGGATGCCCTACACGAGCAGCAGATGAAGGCTGATCGAGAAACTCGGTTGAAGAAGGCGGGGATTCCGAGTGAATTTTCCCAATTTCTTCGAGACGATGCAGACCTCGAGGCCTTTTCTGATGCTCTTAAATCTTCCGCACCTACTAATGCAGATGCGGATGCCTCAACGCCATCTCTCCCCACCGTGGGAGCGCGGAATCCAGGTGGAGAGGTACTGAGCGTGGATGAGTTGCTTGAGCGAGCCACGCAGAACAACGATAGGGAAGCGATTTCTTTGCTGAAAATTGCAAAACTTGCTTCTGTAGCTAACTCTCTATAGGAGGAGAAAAATGGCCGGTATCACTGGTCTCGGAACGCAGTATAATCTGCCGAATTATGTGGGTGAGCTCTTTTCTGCTTCCCCCGAGGACACTCCATTTCTGACCGCGATTGGTGGTCTGACTGGCGGAGAGCCTGTTGGAGCAACTTTCTTTGAGTGGCAGACCTACGATCTGCGAGATGCAGAAGATGGTCGACAGCGTACTGAGGGAGCTAAGGCTCCTGAAGGTGAGGCTCGCGTTCGTGCAACGCATCGTAACGTCCTTGAGATTCACCAGGAAGCTGTTGAGATCTCGTACACTCGTCAGTCGATTACCCGACAGCGCTCGACCGATGGCGCAAAGACTGTGAATATCGGTGGGACGGTTACTCCCGTCGATGAGATTCAGTGGCAGGTCGACCAGCAGCTGAAGCAGATTGCCCGTGACGTGGAAAAGTCTTTCCTCACTGGCACGCTCCAGGATCCTACGGATAACACCACTCCTCGCAAGACTCAGGGCATCCTTGGTGCGATCACCACTAACGTTGTCGCCGGTTCCGGTGCACTTACAGAGGATCTCGTTCTCGACCTTATGCAAAAGGTTTGGGAAAAGGGTGGCATCCAGGAGTCTGAGACTCGTACCATTCTGGTGAGCGCGAAGATGAAGCGCGCTCTCTCAAAGATCTTCATCAAGGATGCACGATACGCAGAATCCTCGCGAACCGTGGGTGGTGTTAACCTCCAGACCATCGAAACGGATTTTGGTTCCTGCAATATTATGCTCGATCGTAACGTTCCTGCGGATACTCTTGCGGTGGTTTCGCTGGAGGAATGCAAGCCTGCATTCCTCGAGATCCCTGGTAAGGGTCATTTCTTCCTGGAGCCGCTGGGTAAGACTGGTGCTTCGGACAAGTTCCAGCTGTACGGTGAGATCGGTCTCATGTACGGATCTGAGCTTCACCACGGAAAGCTCACGCTCTCCTAAGCATTTCATTAGGATGGGTGGTGGAGCAAAATTCTGCCACCCATCCTAGGCTCCGAGAAAGGCCGCGTAATGATTAAAATTGTTTCTTCTAAGTATCCTGATCTTCTCGTCCGGTTGGAATCTGCGAGTATTCAGTTTGAATCGGGTGAAGCTGTTTTGGACGATCAGAAAGCCGAGAAAGAATTTCTGGACTTCGTGAAGCGTTCCGAATTCTTGGGACTTGAAATCGTTGAAACTTCTTCCGACCAGAAGCCATCGAAGAAGGCTGAAGACTCATCGAAGAAGACTGAGGATCCGGCGGATTCCGAGAATTTGGTGTGATTCATAATGACCGGCGAACGACCTTTTGCCTCCCAGAATGACGTGCTGTCTTGCTTTACTGGAGCCGAGTACGCACGGGTCTCGGTGAACCCAACTAGGATTAACACCCTAATTAGTCAGGCGAGCGCACTTATACGCCATAGGTGTCCTGGCTATTCTTCCGCTCCTGCGGAGGTGCTAACCTTGGTCACTTGCCGGATTGTTTGCCGCGCGCTCAGGAATCGAGGAGAGGGTGTCCCCGGGGATGTTACACAGATCACCCAGTCCACCGGACCATTCAGCACCTCCATGTCGTGGAACTCATCGGTAGGTGAGGTATTTCTTACCCGACAGGATCGTGACGATATTAACGGTTTTTCGGCAGCGTTTTTCGGTGATGCTGATACCCTTTTTGGCGGAGTGGTTACGCATGGCGCAGCCACACATGGTGGAGGTTTAGACAGGGGAAGCCAGGATACCCCTACCGATTCCCCTAAGCATCCAGATACAGCTGCCGGACACGATCCAGCACGTATTAACGAAGACCAAGAGATGGATCACCTATGATACCTAGCAGCTGGAAGGTTATGATTCAAAAAATCATACCTGATGAGTCTGTTAAACCGGATCCGCTCGGAGCATATCCAAAATACAAACGGAACCTGTCGACACGTATGCTCGGATATGCTCTGGTAGAAAAGATCGAAACTGAGTCCGATTCTTCCCCTGGGGCGGATAGATCCTTTAAGGAAGAGCTCATGGTGTACTGGGGTGCCGAGGATAAAAGACCGAGCTATATCTCTCCGCAGGATCGGTTCTTTGTACTCGAATCCATATGGGAGCCTGTTGGTGGTCTGGTGGAATACCCGCTGGGGGTAAAACTTAAACTACGAAAGGTAGGAGCACAATGGATTCAACCAGCGTAGTGATTGATAAGGCTTCCGTGGAGAGCTTCCTTAGGAGCAAAAGTGTTCAGGATCTTGTTCTTAGCTCCGCTGAAAAGATTTCACAGAAAGCCGGTGACGGATTCTCGGTAGAGCTGCGAGTTGGTTCAGATCGAGCTAGGGCATACGTGCTGGCGGAAACACGTAAAGCAAAAATTCTCCAGGCTAGGAATCACGTTTTGGAGCGAGCGGTCGGAGGTGGGCTGTGAAAAAGACATCTTTTGATGCCCAGTTGTACATTGTGAAATACCTTTCGGACTTCTTTTCCTCTCTGGGTGGGGAACTTAAAGGAACCAAAGTGTCCGGTCTGAGAGAGGTAACTGGTTATCCTGGATTCTTTGTTCATGTTTTCACAACCGGAGGCAGTGGAGTTGGTAGCAGGATTCTGTACGAATCCCAAATCACCATAGACTCCTATGCCTCAACCTCCTGGTGGGCTGGGGAGCTTGCCAGAACAGTGAGTGATGCTATGCATGCTCTACCAGAAGTTCCTGGACCGATAGCTCTAGTTAGGTCTCCTGCTCCAGCTGAGCTTCCGGATCCAGATACAGACCTGCGTCGGTACTCATCGACGTATCGGATCACAGTCAGACTCTAATAGCAGAAGGAGCTATACCAATGGCAAAGACTAATGCTGATTTTGCGTTTATGGCAGGATCGGAAAAAGATACCCTGTACTTGGGTCCCGTTTCTACGGATCTCTCTACAGTGACCTCACTTACTGGAGAAGTCCCCGCTGGAATGGTGGACGTGGGCTGGATTAGCGAAGACGGAATCACGCTGGGTATGTCGGACAGCGTGGATAAGATTCGCGGACACCAGGGCCACAACGTTGTCCGAACCTACATGTCGGACTCGTCTACCACTGTTAAGGCTTCCATCCTGGAATCCAAGCTGGAGTTGCTTAAGAAGTACCTGGGTGCTCTTAAGACCGAAAAGGTCACACAGGCAGGATCCGCAGCTATTACCCGTATGGAAATTTCCGCATCCCGAAAGGTTGAGACAATGTGCGGAATCGCCGACCTGTTCGACGTTTCCACCGGTAAGCAGCGACGTTACATCTTCCCGCGTCTGGAGTTGGGTGAGCGAAGCGACACCACATTTAAGGTTGGTGAGCTTACCGTTTACGAGTACAATCTCGAAGTGCTCGAGAAGTACATTCTCTTGTCCGACGAGACCGGATTGGCCGTGGGTTGACCCGAGGGTAAGAATCTGCCATTCCGGTGCTGCTTCCTGTTCTCCCAGCACCGGAATGGTCACTTAAATTCATATTAGAGAGAACAGGGTTTATTTAAGGAGAACAATAATGGCTACCACAAAGAAGACACCCTCCGCTGCCGAGGTTGCACGACGAGAAGCGCAGTCCAAGAAGGATACGGGAAAGCTGATTTCTGTAACAGTTGACGGAATTTCCATTGACGTAGATCCGTCTGAGGTGGATGATTTCGATGCCATGGTGCAAATGGAAAATGGCGATTTCCGACCTATGCTGGGTCTGATTATTCCGGATGAGAATCGTAGGAACGAGGTGCTGAATTCTCTGCGAGAAGATTCCGGAAAGCTCCGGTATTCTGCTGTTGCGAATTTTGTCCGAGGCGTTTTTGAGGAAATCGGCAAGGGAAACTGATTGGCCTCGCAGGATTTTTAACCAGAAATTGGGAAATCTTAGAGGCTGATTTTCAGTACACCTATCATCTTGACCTAACTGGCATCTTTTCAGGTGAGCTAACATTCAGGAAGGTCAAAGTCTTACTGGATAATCTCCCTGCCGGTTCCCTGTTTAGGAAGCAGCAGGGAGGTGCCGCAGCTTGGTCAGACGAAGTGAGCGCGGTTTTTGCCGCTGGTCACCGGATTGAGGGTATAATTGTAACAGCCCTAGGAGGGAAGAAGGGAGATGTTCCTCCTCCTGCGAAGCCTCCAGAAGAAGGATGGTTCAAGCAGGCACAGGCTGATCAAGCTCGTAAAGAAGCTATAGCACGGCGATGGGTTTCAGCACACACGTAAGGAGTTCCTAGAATGGCGGAAAACGGTTTTAACCTCGGAACCGCATGGATTCAAATTTCTCCCTCCCTGAGGGGTCTGAATGCATCCGTCAAAAAGGAACTTGGTGGTGTAGACACAAAGCCAGCAGAGGCTAAGATTGAGTCCGGTCTTGGTGGGGCCTTTAAGCGCGCTGCCAAGACCGGAGCAATCGTTTTAGGATCCCTTTCTGCAGTTGGAGCAGCGGTTGGCTTTGCGGACGTAGCTAGGGAGGCCATTAAAGCCTCCGACGCCACGGACAAATTTAAGAACACCCTGTCTTTCGCTGGGGTGGCTTCTAAGGATATCGGGAAGCTCACCGCAAATACAAAGAAGTATGCCGATGAAACGGTGTACGAGCTATCAGATATTCAGAGCATTACTGCTCAGCTGGCTGCTAATGGTGTTGAAGGATACGACCGTCTGGCTGAGGCAGCGGGTAACCTGAATGCTGTTGCCGGTGGAAACGTCGACACCTTTAAGTCCGTGGGCATGGTCCTGACGCAAACAGCAGGACAAGGTAAGCTCACCTCTGAAAACTGGAACCAGCTTGCTTCGGCTATTCCTGGTGCTTCCGGTAAGATTCAGGAAGCACTGCTTAAGAATGGTGCGTACACTGGTAACTTCCGTGACGCAATGGCCAAGGGTGAGATTACCGCTCAAGAGTTTAACCAGGCCATCCTAGACCTCGGATTTACAGATGTAGCTAAGCAGGCCGCCACCAGCACCTCTACGATTGAGGGTGCGTGGGGTAATCTCCAGGCTGCTCTAGTCACCGGTGGGATGGGCATTGTCGATAGGCTTAAGCCAGCGATCACTGGATTTATGGGAGCGATTGCTAACGGTGCAGAATCCGGTTTTGCCTGGCTTAACGATAAGCTGTTCCCTGCACTAACCTCTGTGTGGAACTTTATATCCTCAGGCAATTATGACGGCAACCTGTTTGGTCTCTCGTCTAACTCAACTGTTCTCGTAGCTCTCGGGAAAATTCGTGACGCTGGGGTATCCCTATATGAGTGGGTGTCCGGAACGCTCGTTCCCGGAGTTAAAGCGTTCTTTGATTTAGCTGTAAACGGTGATTTTACCGGAGATTTCTTTGGTTTAGAGGAAGACTCCGGGCTGGTAGATTTTATCCTAACCATCCGGGATAACGTCATTGACCTCTGGGGATTCCTTCAGAGCACGGTGATTCCTGGAGTTACCGGATTTTTCAGCGCTGTTGTTGGGTCCAGCTTCTGGGGAGTTATCGGTGGGTTCTTCGGGTCACTAGTACAGAACAAAGTTGTCCTCTCAGCCGTTGTAGGTGGGTTCATTGCCTGGAAGACAGTTACAGCTGGAATCTCACTAGTGAACTTAACTCGTGAGATTATTAACAACACCCGAGCATTCGTGCTATCCAAGGTCGCTAAGGCGCAGGATCTGGCTCAAACCGTTGCCCTAAAAGCCATGTATGCCGGAGATTTTATCCGTTCCATCATACAGCAGAGCATTCAGGTGGGTAAGGCCACGGCAATGTGGGTGGCTAAAAACTCTGCGATGGTCGCTGCACGAGTGGCTACGGCAGCCTACACCGCTGCACAGTGGCTGCTTAATGCTGCCCTGAACGCTAACCCAATCGGTCTTATTGTTGCTGCTATCGCAGCGCTGGTTGCCGCACTGGTGGTTGCCTACAACAAGTCCGAAACGTTCCGCAACTTCATTAACGGAATGTGGGAGAGCATTAAGAGCGTAATGGGCTCAGTGGTTTCCTGGATGCAGAGCTTTATCGCACCAGTGTTCTCAGCTGTTTGGACTGGGATTAAAACAGTGGTCTGGGTGGTTGCCACTGCCATTGCCGTACAGGTGGAGCTGATTAAGACTGTTATTGGTGCGGTGGCTGACTTTATAGTGACGTATGTGTGGCCTTATATCCAGACAGCTTGGGAAGGGATCAAGGCTGGAGCAGAAATTCTGTTCTCAGCACTCCAGGCTATCTGGTCGGGAATTCAGATAGCTGTTCAGGCAGTCGCTGACTTCTTCGTGGCGTATATTCTTCCCGTAATATCGTCCGTGTGGGATGGCATTAAGGAAAGGGCCTATGCCCTATACAGCGGAGTTATGCTAATCTGGTCGGGTATCCAGACAGCTGTCCAGGCTGTTGCCGATTTCTTTGTGTCGTATGTTCTTCCCGTAATATCGTCCGTGTGGGATGGCATTAAGACCGGAGCGTCTTATCTGTGGTATGGGATTCAGTCCGTCTTCGGGTGGATCCAGTCATGCGTACAGTCGGTTGTTGGTTGGTTCCAGACCTATGTGGCTCCTGTAATCTCATCCGTGTGGGACGGTATCTCAAGCGGAGCGCGTGCCCTGGGTGATGCCATTAGCTCAATCTGGAACGGCATTAAGAACGCGATTAACTCCGTAGCCTCCTGGATGTCCGGGACGCTGCAGTCCGTTATCGGTGGTGTTACTGGAGGCATCAAGAGCGCCTTTGAGTCCATGAAGTCTGGTCTAGAGGCCATCTGGCGAAGTGTTAAGAGCGTGGTTGCTGCTCCTATTAACTTCGTTATCAACACGGTTTACACTAACGGAATTAAGAAGACCGCTGACAGCATGGCTGAAAAGCTCGGTTTGTCGTTCCGACTCCCTGCCGTTTCTCCGATTTCAGAATACGCTTCCGGTGGTGTTCTCCCCGGATATTCCCCTGGTAGGGACATCTACCACTTCTTTAGCCCAGACGGAGGAGGCGCTTTAGCACTCTCCGGAGGGGAAGCCATTATGCGTCCCGAGTGGGTTCGCGCTGTGGGTGGTCCTGAGGCGGTGGCTCGAATGAATGCTGCAGCTCGGTCACATGCTACGTACATCCCCGGTGGCGACACTGGGGTTCGGTTCGCTGCATATGCGGATGGCGGAATCTGGTCTGGAGCTAAGGGAGCATGGGAATGGTTTAAGGGAGCCGCTGACACCGTGGGGAAGCTCATTGCTGACCCGATTGGAGCCGTTGCATCCTTCATTAAGAAGCCTGTCGATGCTCTTATGAGCATGCTTCCCGGAACAGGAATGATCGCTGACTCAATGAAGGCGACTCCTGGCGTTTGGATTGACGGTTTTGCTAACTGGCTCAAGGGATCTACTGCAAAGATGGGCTCGACTGGTCTTGTCAACTCCGCTCGGCAAGCCATTGGTGTTCCCTACGTGTGGGGTGGCTCGGCTATACCTCCGGGACTCGACTGTTCTGGTCTGGTGTACTGGGCTGCTAACCGGATGGGGAGCAAGGTACCTCGTTTAACTGCAGCCGGTTACCAGTCTGGCGCTTCCAAGGGTAATATTAACGTCCCAGGAAACTTGCTGTTCTGGGGGAATCCGGCATGGCACGTCGCTATTTCCTCCGGAAACGGTCGAATGGTTGAAGCTCCCCGACCTGGCTTGAACGTCCGTGAGACCGGAATCTGGGGATCCCCCTCGGCAGGCGTGTATAAGTTTGATAACGGAGGATTCCTGCAGCCTGGGGTAACTACCGTTCTGAATAAGACTGGACGTCCGGAGCCGGTGTTTACCCAGGAACAGTGGAACACTCTCCAGCAGAGGGGAACGCAGTCTTTCCCGGATACGCTAGTCCTGGTGGACGAGGAAGGCTACATTTCCGCAAAAATGCACGTGGTGGCTCAGGGAGAAATTAGCAGCGCGCTGTCTTCCGCGTCTAGGTCTCGTACTCGAGAACTTATCGGATCGGCAATCTAAGCAGGAGAATCTTTTACTATGGGTATGGTCTGGTCCGCATCTAGCGGATACATGTTTGTCGGTGTAGATCTCTGGTGGCACGGGAATCCAGCGGATGGCTTTGTCACTGTAGAGGTGAAAGTTCTAGCCAAGTCCGACGGATATGGGCATAACTTTTCATCCAGCTGGCATAAGTGGGGCGATTCCGGAGAAGCCAGGGGAGGATTCCACTTCCAGTCCGGTTTTGGCTCGACAGTAGAGAAGCAACTGGACTACTGGTCATACACGGTGCCCACGCAATATGGCCGTGAGGGATCGGTGTATGTTGGAGCCGAGCTGGGACCTATTTGGAACGGTGGGCACCCTGTTGTTGAGAATCGCATCAGCATTCCTGCGCGACCGATAAACTCTCCCTCAATCCCTAGGAATGTTTCCGCATCCCGAGTGATGGACTCCCAGATAAACGTTTCCTGGATTGGAGCTCCTGCCTCAGATTCTTCCCCGGTAGATCGGTATGCTATCGAACGCAGGGCTGACCGTGATAACTCATGGGTCTCAGTAGCAAAGGTCGGTAGAGAGGCATCTACGTATTCCGACCGTGGTGTTTCCGCTGGGCACGTGTATAAGTATCGAGTCAGGTCGGAAAATGCTTCCGGTAACTCGGAATGGTCTGAGTCCAGTCCAGTTTTTACCAAGCCTCCGACTCCGTCTAAAGTCAGGGCCCTAAAGAATGCTGATGGCAGCATTAAGGTTACATGGGAAAGTTCCGCTCAGTTTAACCCAACTCGGTGGGATATTTACGACGGAAATGAACTGGTAGACTCCATTCTGGATAACGTGTCACAGATGGAGTGGATCCACCGAAATCCCCCGCTGTCTAAAAAGCATTCCTACAGGATCGTTTTCGTCGGTGGGGATGTTTCCTCCGACAAGTCAGCTCCGTCTAATGAGATTCAGCTGCTGTCCCCTCCTAACGACGCGGATCCTCTGTCTAACGGAGCGTATTTCCCGTCGGATTCTCCTGTCGTTGTTAAATGGCGATACAATCCGACCGATTCCTCGCCTCAGACTCGTGCGATTATTGTGTTCCGTCGGGATAATGGGGATCCGTTCGCTGTAGGCTTCACTAATCAGGTAGACGTAAAAACAGATCAGCCGCAAGCCTCTATCGGAACGCTGTCCCCAGGAACGTATGCATACTCCGTAATGACTTTCGGTATGCATTCCACTCCGTCTGACCCTACCAACACCGGGTACTTCTATGTGGAGGATCGTCCTAAAGTTTCCGTACTGGAACCTCAAACCTCTAGCGTAAAAACGTCTTTCATTTCCACTAAGTGGTCGTATTCGCACGCTGGTGGGTCTAAGCAGTCCAGCGCTGTAGTCCGACTGGTCGATAATTCTTCTGGTGAAACGGTTGAGAAAATCACCATCATTGGTGATGCGACCAGTACTCCCCTGTCTACATACCTAAAGGACAGCGGATCATACACTTTATCCGTTGTTTCCACAAACGAGCATGGTGTTGATTCTTTAGCAGCAGAAAAGCAATTTTCTGTATCCTATGAGAAGCCGCCCACCCCCAAGGTTTACGTCAGATGGGACGACAATTATGGGCGAACACTGGTTCGCGTTGAGAATCCTTCCCCCGCAGCGGGTAAGCCAGCAGCTGTTAGGAACCGCGTTGAACGGTCTAACGATGGTGGGATTACCTGGGAAGTTATTACGGATGTTCTACCAGTTTCCGGATCTCTAAACGACTATGAGTCCCTGAGCCACGGAACGGTTAAATATCGCGTGACTGCGATTTCCGGTCTGCCATCCTCTTCCGTTGCAGAAGCATCTATCGAGATAGACTCCTGGGCTATGTGGATCAGTGGATCGAGTGATTTTAGCATGTCCGTCCCGCTGAGGTGGGATCCCGTTCATTCCTGCAAGATGGGCCTAACCAACCGGAAAGTGTATCGATTCGCTGGTAGGAAGCACGGTGTCGAACTGAGTGGAACGCACAGGAGTAAATCGTTAAGCTTGTCGTCTACCCTGTTCGATGATGACTGGTACTTAATTCAGCGACTCGAAGAGCTTTCGTACACTCCTGGGCCTTTCCTATACCGAGACCCCATGGGTAGAGTCGTCTACTGCTCTATGAGCGATGTTTCTGCGGATAGGGCACTTTCCGGAAAGTGGTCCGTTAAGCTGGACATTGAGGAAGTGGATAGATAATGGCACAGGTCTATTCTCACCGGCAGTCTGAATATCGGGTGACCCTTTTAGACCATCAGAATAATATCATCCGTAGACTGGACGGTGTCATTGGGGGAACGGTATCACTCAGCTCTGCCACGCGACTCCGGGCTTCTGGAAGTCTTGAGCTGTCTGAACTCGCCATGCCCATCGACTGGATGAAGGATCGAGTCAAGATTGAATATGTGACGTCGGGTATGGATCCGTGGAGCCTTGGAGTGTTTCTGCTGTCCGCACCGGTACGGTCATACAGTGAGGTTGGTTCTTCTTGGAAGGTAGACCTGTCTAGTATTCTGGCCATACCGGACGCTGATTGCACCAGTTCTTCGCTGACGATTTCTAGGGATGTTCCTCTAATTAAGTCTGCTGCGGATCTGTTAAAAAGCTCCGGAGTGGGGTTCATGTCTATCACTCCCTCCGAAGCTAAGCCGTCAGCTGATCTTTTCTACGATCCTGGGAAGTCTAAACTGACTATTGCTAATGAGTTGCTGGCTGCAGCGGGATACTGGTCTGCGCATCCGGACGGTAACGGAGCTATCCGTTTGTCTCCGTACTCTAAGCCAGCCAGTCGACCGGTCGCGTATTCTTTTTCGGAGGGGAGCCACGCGATCCACCTACCCGAGTGGGACAGGGAGCTGGACGCGGCCTCGGTTCCTAACCGAGTGATCCTTATCAGCGAGGGGTCTCACGAGAAGCCAGCCTTAGTAGGAGAGGCGACTAACACTAATCCTGCGTCGCCCTATTCCTACTCGTCTAGAGGTGGTCGCTGGATTACTGAAGTTCAGTCAGGAGTGGAGGCAGCGGATCAGAAGTCTATTTCCAGCCAAGCAGAAAGACGGTTGATTGAGCTTTCCACTCCGACTGCATCAATCTCAATACACCATATGCCGGTTAATCTCTGGCCTAATGACCTGGTGTCGTTCTATTCTCAGGGACACTCAGTCCGGGGATCCGTTAAGGAAATTGAATACTCGTTAGATCCAACGGAGCTAGTTAAGACAAAGATCCTAGAGGTGGCTGAAGTATGAGCCTGGAATACCTAATGACCGTGATTTCCGGAATCAAAAAGAAGCTGGACAGCTTACCGGACTTTCGGTGGGCAACCGTTTCGGGCACACCCGGTAGGAAGATTCAGCTCACTTTAGACGGGGAAAGGTCTCCAGTTTCGGCGGATCCAATTAACTTTGCTGGAGATCTTTCCACAGGCGACCGTGTATTCGTTATGACCTATAATCGTAGGATCTTTATCCTAGGATTCTCCCGGGGAGAACGTAGCACCTCAGGTGGGCATGCTCTCCCTGTGGGGTCTGTGATTATGTATGCCGGGAGTGGAACGCCACCCGGATGGCTGGAATGCGACGGTAGGTCTTACTCCGAGTCCGAATATCCCGCGCTGTACAAGGCACTGTCGGCATCTGGTGGTCGAGTAGCAACTCCCACCCCGAATTCAAGCGGACTTAATGGGATCCGTTATATCATTAAAGCACAGTAGAAAGGAGCCTGAAACATGGCAAATCTTGAAAAATTCGCCGCTGATATGCAGTGGTGGTGCCAGTTCGGAGACCTGGGTTACGACCAGTCTAACCGATGGGATCTTCGCGTTGGTGGAGAAACGGACTGTTCCGCTCTGGTTATCGGTGTTCTTCGGGAAGCTGGATTCGACACAGGCGGTGCAACCTACACTGGAAACATGGCTCGGGAGCTTTCCGCTCGTGGCTGGGACGTTCTTCCGTCCTACTTCCAGAAGCAGCGCGGTGATATCCTGCTGAATCACGCTAATCACGTGGCAGTGTACCTCGGGAACGGGATGCTGGCTCAGGCAAGTATTGACGAGCGCGGCGATATCGCGGGTGGGCAGTCCGGTGATCAGACGGATTATGAGACTAACGTCCGTTCCTACTACGATTATCCCTGGAGCTGCATTCTCCGATACACTGGTGGGTACACCTCGGAATACAATTACGAGCCTGAGGGATCAAAATATAATCCGAACGACTACAATGAGGAATACGTCCGCTCCGTACAGGAAAAGCTCATTTCCCACGGATACAGCGTAGGTGAGGATAGCGCTGACGGAATCCTGGGTGAAAACACCTTCACTGCTATCCAGAACTTCCAGCGCGATCACGGTGGTCTGGAGGTAGACGGCATTCCTGGACCGCAAACGGTTGCTGCCCTAAACGGTGGGGATATTGTTCCCACGTCCGCTGCACGACCTGAGGTAGACGGATACTGGGGTGAGGTTACCACTCGCATGCTGCAGATGGTTATGGGCACTCCTGCGGATGGTGTTGTTTCCAGCCAGCCTGAAAGCAATTCCGGTATCCTGGCTGGCTGCACTTCTGGCTGGGAGTTCGTGAGCGATTCAGCTTCCGAAGGCTCCACCGTTATCGAAGCTATCCAGGGTGACCTGGGCGTAGAGAAGGATGGCATTTTTGGCCCAGAGACCATCAATGCTCTGTCTGCCCGATACGGGATTGAGGGAGACGGAAAGATCGATTCTCCTTCCATCACTGTCAAGGAATTGCAGGAAAGACTTCTAGAAGGGTCATGGTGATATAAATGAGCGGAAAGCACACTGTTCTAACCACCGACCGTACTCGGTGGGACATTCTAACACCGGAACGCCGAAAGGCCATCTACGGACTGGCTGCAGCGTTCGGTGCTATTCTCATTGCTTTCGGAGGAGCTGCTCCTGAGTCGGTTCAGCAATGGCTGGATATTGTAGACAAGATTCTGGCTGTGGCCGTTCCTCTTCTGGCTGCTCTCCACACTGGAGGTGTGTACAGCGCTCCGTCGTATGGAGAGAACCATGAGGACTAGTCTTTTCTCCCAAATGTGGAATACCCTGAAAGAACCGAGGATCGTCACGTTCTTTCAAATCCTGGTGTATTTGATGTCGATTGTTACTGCAGTTCTGATTATTGTTTCGCCTGGTCCCACTCCGATTGATGTGGCGCTCGGGTCAGCAATGATTATGGCTGGTGGGCTTGGTTCTATCATTTCCGCTTGGAAAGGCTGGTGGGCTATGGAGTCGGCAATGGGTGGAATGATGCTATTGGGTCTTTCTACTGTTACCGCTTCGGATGTTCTTCGCAGTCTTACCACAGACGGATGGATTGGGTGGCCATTATCCGTCACTCTGGCGTTGGCTTCATCTATAATCGGCAGGATGTTTCTAACCAAGTACTATGCTAGTTATGGTAACCAGTCTGTTTTGCGACTGTGCGAAGCACAACAGACCGTCGAGCATGAACGGACTCTTGACCGAAAGATGGAAGAAGCCGCTAGGAGTGAATGAGATATGACTGACAGGTGGATCAACCTAACGATCACCATTGTCTCGTCAGGTCTTCTGGTCACCGTTTTTCAGTCTATTGGAAAAGCATGGAAGGCAATGAAATCCGCATCTCATGATCGAGAAACAGCGGTTCAGAGAGCCGAACGGGAGGCAGCAGAATGGGAGATCGCACTTCGTAGAACTAGAAGAATGGCCATAGACGCTGGAATTCCTGCAAAGGATCTACCGCTCGGACCGGGAGAGAATCCTAGCTGGAAAGAATAGCACAACATAAAGCACCCCCACCCTATTAAAGCCATAGGGTGGGGGTGCTTTATGTGATTTTACACAGCGGACGGAGTGGCTCCCGTTTGCCCCTGGTAATGGGATCCGTATGAGGAGTGGCCATATGGGTATGTGGATGGAGACTCCAGGCGGAAAAAGCACAGCTGCCCGATAGGCATTCCCGGATACAGGACGATGGCTTCATTAGACAGGTTCACCATTTCCAGAGTAATCTGCCCGGAGAATCCTGGGTCAATGAATCCAGCGCTCACGTGGGTGAGGAGTCCTTTCCTACCCAGGGAAGATTTCCCCTCGAATCGTGCGGACAGCTCGGTGGGGAGAGTCACCGACTCAATGGTGCTTCCGAGAATAAAGTCCCCAGGAAACATCCAGAAAGAGTTTCCAGAGGTCACCGGAGATCCGTTAACACAGAAGCTGTCCGATAGGTGAATATCTACACTAGCAGGCTGAATAAGATCCGGAAAAGGATCAATCTTCAATAGTCCGGTGCTGAGTGCTTCTGAAATGTTTTTATCGCTGAGCATCATTGCGCTATGGCTCCTTTCGAATGAGTTATCCAGCGTGAGGCCTTTTTAATGGCATCATTCCATGAGTTTACGTTAGACGAGTCGACGTCCAGAACGTAATAGCCTCGTTCTTTTAATTCTTCTGTTAGTCTTCGAGACCTTACAGCTGTACGGAGAGCATTAGCCTCCGTGGTTTTCGATTCCCTCTCAGCTCTCCTGCGGAGAAGCTCCTCGTCCGGAGCGTCTAAAGACACCACCATTAGGTCAAAAGAAACGCTAAGAGCAGCTAAGAATCTTCTCGTTCCGAGCTTTGCACCCTCCGCAATTACCGAGCCAACCGACGACCGCAGTGCCCAGTCGGTTGCTACCATTCCGCAGTTTGCTGTTAGACCATCGGTACCTGGGAAGGAATCTCGCATGACTCCGAGATATTCCCCTATGTACCTGTCCCTGAAACGCATTGCGTGTCCGGTCATGGTTACTGGAACAGGCTTACCGAGTCGGCTACCAGTATATGTGTGGATCAGTCTGTTTGGTCCAAGGCTGATACCACTTTCCGAGAGCACGTTCGATACAAACGTTGATTTCCCAGAACCTGATGGGCCTATCACATACACTGCTCTCATAACACAGGACCACCGACAATCCAGAACAGGGTGGATTCCCGTTCTTCTCCGTGCCACCAGGGGTCATCCCGAGACTCGAGGAACCGATACACCTTTCCCTCATAGGTTGGGTGGAGAGCGATTTCACCGAGGTTCGCTGGCATCTTATCGCTGTATTGAGCATAGTCCGGATACGTAGTGATGTGAACCAGTTCAACTCCAGACGGGACAATCCCGTATCCGAGGGACTTGAGTCGTGACCGAACCCAGCTCAGTTTATCTGGGCCAACCCCAACCAGGACTACCCGCTTCAGCCGGGAGGGACGCTTAATATGATTCAGCCCATAGAGAATCCCGCATGCAGTGTTCCCGGATCCAAAGGGGATGATGAGCGTTTCAATGTCGTCGGGTAGGTTTTCAACCTGATGCCCACCGACAGAAACAAACTTTTCCACCTCAACTAGGGAGGATCCTTCCGGGGAAGTGATTCCGTATGGCATCTGCCAGCACACGTCTGCTCCGAGTAGATTCCCGGCTTCGACCAGCTTCCTGGCTTCCCTCTGGATTACGGGATTGTACCCTACGGGAGCTGAATGGATATCCGCCCCCATGTTTACCGCTTCCCGGATGTATGGGTTTCTGACTGCCTTATCGGGAGTGGACCCAATCACCAGGGTGCATTTCAGCCCAAACTCACGGCATATCGCCGCGGTCATAATGGCCTGAGGAGACAGCACAGACTGAGCAGAATACACATGCGTTACGCCAGACTCCAGTGCTCCCTCCAGTAGGTGATACGCCATTCGGAGTTTGCTTCCGTTGATTCCTGGTTCCCTGCGGAATAGATCCTCACGCTTAACACGGAGGCCATCGTGTTCCTCGACTGGAGTTAAATCATTCATTTCAAGCATTGGTCGTGTCTCCTGATAGGATTCTTTCTTCTAGCTCAGACATCATGTCCGGGTACACCCATCCCATTCCGTATGGGGTGCCTGTTTCCAGATACAGATTCTGCTTCTGCCTGGATAGACCGGGATCCTCAGCGTTCCACTCGGATAGCAGCGGGGAGGGTAGGGACTCCATCCTAGAATCCCAGAATGGTTGAAATTCTTTCCCCCATCTTTCCTCTGCCCATAAGAGTCGATCTACAGACATGTCCGAGTACACTCCGGGATACCGTCGATTTGGCTTATGCCAGCTCTTATAGGTGCATAGAGCAGACTCTAGAGTTAGGTAAGACACATCATCACCACATTCCGGGAATCGCTGTCGAGCCTCTTCTAGGAGATCCTCCCCTAGCAGCATGGCGTCAGCGAGGTGTGGTTTAGCATCTTCCCATGACCAGTATGCCGCGTCATATCCTAGGAGGATGCAGAGACCATTCCGGTGGGATTTGCTCCCACTTTTATCGTCTAGCATAAGAGAGTACGAGTCAGGGATCCCATCCAGTAGAATGCGTGCATATTCAGCCATAGACCATGCACTGAGTCTCCCCATATACGGGAGTGACCTGGCAAAAGACCAGACTCCCTCCCACCCTATAGTAGCAGCATTGGCCCATGGGATATCCCAGTCTTCAGTTCCGATGGAACCGACCAGGCGTTCCGTTGCTTCTCCGAATTTTGACTTATGGTACCTGCGGTCGGTGTCCCACTGCAACCGAGTATAGTTATCGGAAACGAAATCGACGGCCTTACGCCAGTGCTTCGCTGAAGGAGCCTCTCTCAGGATGAGGAAGGACGTAACTGGGTTCTGGGTATTCCCGTTCAGCCAGGTTAGCCAGGCCCTCTCGCTTAGAGATAAGCCGAGAGACTCTGAAAGGTAAGGAAGCCACAGATACACCATACCCGGATGGGCCTTGTACCTCAGGTGATACCCGTAAAATCGCATGAACGCTTCCCGGCGATTTTCAGGTAATCGCCAGTCTACAGAATCGGGTGACATGCTAGATCTCCGGATTCCAGGACAGCTTAGCGCGTTTCACCCTGATCCATTCACGTCGGTACAGCTCCCACGAGTACAGTAAAAGGCTATCCAGGTAAACAAATCGAGCCTCAGAAAATGGGCTGGACTCCACCAAATCGCAAAGATTTTGTAAATCTTCACGTACAAAAGTAATAAGCACGTGATCCGAAAAATCGGAAGTATGCCCCGGGGACTCCAGTCGGTGCAGAACCTGGGAAACTGTTTCCCGCTCGTACTCCAGTGGACTCATATCCTCCCAGCCGGGGATCATGGGTCGTCGAACGAGCTCAGGAATGGTCTTATCCGAGGAGGTTGCGTAGAACTTAGCCCAGAGCCAACCAGTGTATAGACTCAGGTAGGCCACCAGGTCCATACGGGTATCCAGCTCGGAATCTCCAGCTCCAGGAGATCCTAGTCGGTCAACCTTGCGAGCGATGTTGGGAATGATGCTAAATAGCTCACCGCGCTTACACCAGCTGGATCCATACACTGCGCTCTTTTCCTCGTGTACGGAGAGCAGCATTTCTGACGGGGATGAGTATTCCATTTCAGTGTCCTTTCTTAATAAACTGCTGCGAGATTCCCACAGCAACGCTGAGTCGGGTACCGAACAGGTATCCCGGTAGGGGAACGCCATGCCAGTAGGTGTTGAGAGCGTGGAGCCAGCTTCGGTACATGGGTTCCGGGAAAGCGCTGATCAAAGAAGCTCCAAGGACTTCCGGATCACCTGTCCAGTTTCGGATAATTTCTTCGGTGCTCATAAACTCTTTAATCAGCTGCTGCCAGGTTCCTCGGTCATCGGGAGCATACCGAGGAGACGGAAGTGAGAACATAGCAGCGGAAGCTCCGCTAGTGTCATCTGCAATGCGGAACAGCTTGTTCCAGTGACGCTGGTACGAGTGCAGACTGGCTGTGAAGAAGTTAAGATTCCCCGGACGGATACCCAGCTCAAAGGCAATGATCTCCTGGAGGGTAGACCATTCAAAGGCGTTAATCCCCGACCACCCCCAGATTAGGTCATTGCTACGGAGGGCCACACCCATATCCAGCTGACCCAGACGCGAGTTCATCGCAATCCAGTTGTTGCAGGGGATGTCTTTTCCGGGCATCGCATCTCGGTCGGGATCGTAGATCTGAATCACAGCTCGACGCGATACACGGTCGGAATTCAGAATCCCGATAGCGTTCTGAATCTGGTCGATTCCGTTCCAGCAGCGGATCCTAGGGCCATACCCACCACGCCAGACAATCCCATCATCACTGAACTGGGATGCTCGTGGGAGGTACCGTTCGAGCCATTCCACGTCGTTCCTACCGGAAAGCACCCACATAGTTTCCGCGATCTGGGCGAAGATGTTTGCCTTGCGGGATTCTACGAGGATCTCTCGATTGACCGGATTGGTTAGGGTAGTCCGTACCCAAGTCATTTCCAATACGCGACTGCGGGAATCACCGTCTCGGCTATCGACTTCCCATCCTTGGGTTTTCAGGGCCCTAGAAAGCTCAGGGAGAGCTTCCGACGCGTCTTTGTATACGAAGTTGTACATCGTGATATATGTCCTTTCTAAGCATGTCCTCGGACGAGGATACGACTAGTATATACTGTCTATCGAAAAAGCGCTACCCAAATTCTACCAGTTTTTAGGAAGTACCGGATCGCTCCAGGTTCTGTCCGGATTCGACGGTGAATATGGGGTGAATTTCCTGCCTGAATTCAGCCTGCGAACGTATTTCTGAAACTCGCAGAAAGTGTTCTGCACATCCATGAGTGATAGTGTATGCCCCACCACGTGTCCGCTGGTAAGCACAGGCCCTTTAGAAGACCAATAGTCCTGATATTCTTTAAGGATGTATTGGTAGGATTTTCCGGATTCTAAAAGATCCATTCCGCGCTTGCTCCCTGGTCCAGGAACCACGTGATCACTGTCCGTCATGGTTGACTGGGGTAGATAGGTGTAGTCCGTCAGTACCTGCTGAGACATAAAGTCGGAGCATCTGGGTAAAGTCCTTAGAATGTTAAAGATCCCCTCAGCGTCACCCCATCGGCTTTCCAACTGAGGCAGGATATACAGTTCACCACATTCTCCCCACCCGTGGCCGTAGCTCAGCTTCCCTCCGGTGGGGGTGAATGCCTGTGCTGCTAGACCAACAAAGTAGGATACCTTATCTATTCCGGTGTTTTCCGATCCTACATGCACCCGATATGCCGGACCAAAGATAGGAGAATCGTATCCCTTGAGAAAATCCATCAGCTTACCCGACTCGAGGTCTTCGATTACTGGGAACCGACCGTAGATCTTCTTAAAAGCATTCCATGGTTCTCTACGGTTGGTATAACGGTAGAGAAAGCAGCGCATCATTAGATCTTTTAGAGGTGCACCATCCGAGCAAAGATCCCCCAGGAGGAACTGACTGCCCGCATCTAGGATCCTAAAATCGTTGGTGAATTTAGATCCTGCGATTACCGGATCACGCGTCCACGGTGCAGGAAGACCAACACTTCTCCTGGCATACACCAACCACCGTTCTTTAACATAATGCTCGTATAGGTTTTTCACTATAATCATTCTTTCCGGTATCGGTCGCAGGTGTACCCAGCAGCATCTAGAGGGAGACCTTCAGACCATTCTAGAGGGGATACCATAATGCTCCTGATATCCTCCACGGATGTTTCAGACGCTCCCTCCACGATCACCTCGTCATGGATATGACCCACTACGGAGTATCCTGCCTTTTCTAGACGCACCAGCGCAGAACCAAGAACATCCCTAGCCACTGCCTGAGTTGCGTTTTCCACCAGACGTCCTCCGTAGGTGTCTGTTCTCCACTTGAGCTTAGGATCCTGGAAGGACAGCCGAGACTTGCCAGCGGATCTAGTCGCTCTGACGTCGTGATACACGATTGACCTACCACTGGGAAGCCTGACGAGTCGGTCAGCACCGTCGACCTCTACTAGCAGCTTGCCTGCCTGACCACCGTAGTAGAACGCGCGCTCTATCTTAGACCACAGCCTAACGATGTTCCGGTTAGCACTCCTCCACTGGTCTACGATCCTCTGAAGTGTGCTCTCACCGCCGATTGCGTCGCCACCCATTGCCTGGAGGCTACCTACTCCACCGTTGTATCCTAGAGCCAGAACTGCAATCTTTCCTTCACGTCGGGTCATTCCGTGGCCCATACGGTTAGCAGTCTCAACGTAGATGTCGCGACCACTGGCAAAGGCTTCTAAAGCCCAGTCCTCCCCAGCCAGCCATGCCACCACTCGTGCTTCAATCGCGGAATAGTCGCATACAGTGAATGGGCCCAATAGGAGCGGACGAACCAGCGCTTTAAGAGTTTTAGAATCCGCTCCGAGGCCCATCTTCAGGTCGACGATGGCCGCGTCCTGGTCTGCTACGGAGTTAAATCCTGCTCGGGGGAGATTCTGCAGCTGCAGTCCCCTGCCAGCCCACCGACCGGTGTGAGCACCAAAGAATTTGAACCCACCACGCAGACGTCCGTCTGGTGAGCTGGCGTCCAGGGCCACCTGGAACTTCTTGTGAGCTGTCAGGGCCATAGACTGCCTCAGTTCGAGCACTCTAATCTGGTCGGGGGAATACAGGTCTTTTCGGGAGAGGGCATCCCGAACGGTCTCGGCTTTGAGGTCGGGTAGAGATCCACCGAACCAGCGTAACAGCTGCTGTGTGCTTCCGGGATTCTTACACCCGGTCAGGGCCATAGCCTCTAGCTCGTCCTCCATGCGATTATCCTCAGCTGCTTCCACAGCTACCTCAGCCAGGGAAAGATCTACCGGAGTACCTGCGTCGTTTATATACTGGTCAGCGTAGAAGATCTTCTCCTCCTCCGGAGTAGGCCACAACCCATAACGATCTTCAAGACGGTGGAGCATGTCACGCATGGTTTCTACGTCCTGAAGGCAGTATTTAATGAACTGCTCCCACCGCTCAGGGGATGAGCTGGGTTCGCGTCGTTTACCAGACCGGTCGGGAACGCAGAACCACCTAATCAATGCTGAACCGGCTTCGTCCTTGGGGGATGCACCTAGAGCCAGGGCACCCTCTTTAAGGGACTGCGGGTATCCCCATTCAGCCATGAGTGCCTGGGTGTCAAGCCATTCCTCCGGAGGAAGGTAGGATCCTACCGGTAGACCAAAGAACTTAGAAAAACACACGCGCTCAAAAGCTGCGTTATGTGCAACCTTAGTGACTGATGGGTCTGTGAGTCCGGGAATGGAACGGATATCTTCGTCTCCGACTGCAACCTGAACTGGGCTATCGTCTACAGCCCAAGCAGCCATGAGGATCTTAAAGTCCTCTGACTCGCTGTATCGGTACACACCACGCTTGATGTCAACCGAGCTGTATGTCTCAATATCAATGTACAGACGACTCATTTGTCGCTGTCCTTAGAAGGGAGGATGTGGCGGCTGTACCACTTTTCCCGGAGGCTAAGAATCTGACGTCGATTCCTAACCGAATAGATCGAGCGTTCCAGCTCACATGCGATGTCAAAAATGCTACGGGAGTAATCACCAGCGATAGCATCCTCCCAAGCTTCCCAGCGTCGGTGCGATCGGGAAGCGCGGTTCTGGCTTTCCTGCTGCTGAACTCGAGCACGAGCATTCTGCTCAGCAAATACCTCGGTAGGTGTTGAGGCTCTACGAAGTTTCACATATTCTCGGGAGGCCTCCCTGCAAGTCTCGCACCTGCATCCTTTGAGGTATGTTGAGCGAAGTCCGTGGCGATATGTTTGATCCGACATGATTGTCCTTTCTATTAGAATATTGACGGATAGTAGTATTATACCCGTAGGATCTAAAAAGCGCTACCCTATTCTTGGGCATAAGTTATCCCCCGACAGCGAAAGGACAAAGCTGTCGGGGGATAAATCGGCTGAGGAGGTGAGTCAGCCTACAACGGATTAGATGAAATCATCCTCACCGTCGTCCTCGATAACGTCGAAATCATCCTCGGCACGAGATGCCCCACCACCGAGCACTTCTCCGTCTCGGACTTTCTGGACGTTCTCGAGTCCGAATGTTACTCCCTTGTTGCCCTGAGTGTTGTAGCAGTATGCGGACATGGACACACGCGCATACATGCCGGAGTAAATTTCAGTCGGATCTAGAATAGGATTGAGATCACGATCAACCAGTCCCGGACGTCGGGTGGCGGAAACATTCATGAAGAAGCATCCCTCGAGTTCAGGATTCTTTTCCAGGTCTGCCTCCTCGTCTCCATCGTGAAGAGTGGTGCGGAGATTCTTAGGAATCTTGCCACCGAACTTAGCCTTTTGCTCTTCCAAAGCTGCCTGTTGTGCTGCCTTAATCGCGGAGAGTGTGCGCTTAGCGGACTTAGGGATAATAAGCATGCACGAGAACTTCGGTTCCCGATCCTCTGAGGAGGAATACGGTTCAATCAGGTGGACGTATCCGAGTCGGATACCCTCGTCTGCTCGGGTGATGACCTTGCGTGCGTTAGGAGCCATGATAATCTTCTCTTTCGAATAATCGGTTTTTCGTACCATACCCGGTTGGGTATGATTCTATATTACTGTATGATCTTAAAAAGCGCTACCCGAAATCGAGAATTGCGCTATTAGTAGGATCCAGCGGTGGTCGGGGATCGGAATCAGAAACGAGAGATGGCTTCCCGTCTTTCTTTTCGATGTACTGCCCTAGAATCTCGGGCATCTCAGACCGACCGATGAGTTTCTCCAGCTGACCGAGGGGACGGATCTTAAATTCCGCAACTTTTTCGGCAGGGAATCCGTGGTCGATCAGGCACTGGATTGCAGCTGGTGGGTCGGAAATAACTCTGCGTCCTCGACCGGCGACTACCTTAAATCCGGGGATGCTCTTACCCCGCGAGTAGATCCGGTCAAAAGCAACGGATTCTAGTGAGTCGCACCAGTGCCGAATCTGGGAAACTCGTTCCAGCTCCTCACCTACCTCGGAATCGTCCAGCAGGTCTGGGTCTCCCGAAAAATCTCTCGCCACTAGGAAGTCCCTGCGTGCTCGGCATTCCCCAGCCACAGGGCACCACCGGCATGCTGATTCCCCTGGACCGAACCGCATTGATCCGTTATCAATCTCGCGAACGACAGGGAAAACTTCCGTATCCCGCCACGCCAGCAGCTCTTCTACGGAAAGAGTTTCGGAACTGATAGAACCGAGTCGAGGCTGGACGATTGTAGAGGTCACAGTTTCTACCGTCCCCAGAAGATCACCAAACATGTTCAGTGCTCCCAGAGCGTATAGACGAAGCTGCGGATTCCCGATAGCATTGACCGGAGTCCCCTGACCGTATTTAAGATCGATAACGTAGATCGACCGAGGGGAAATAACCACAGCATCGCCAGTTCCCCATACACCAGGTATTCCGGTATCCATGTGTTGCTCCAGCAGCAGGACAGATCCATCCTCGCTATCCAGGGCAGCGCGAACCTGGTCGATGTATTTGCGGATATGGCGATCCATATCCTCCTTAGAGTAGTCGTCTGCGTATTGGGATTCCCACCTCTTAATGCTCTTGAGGTAGGATCCTTTATTCCGATCGATCAGCTCGTAGCGAGCTTCAATTTCTGCGAGGGCATGAGCAGCTGTGCCCTCTGCAGCGTAAACGGATCCCGTGTCGTCCTTGGGGCATCTTTCGGACAGTGGCACGCTGGCTGGGCAAGACAACCAGCGTGCCGCAGACGATGGCCCAAGGGAGGAATGTCCCTTAGGAGGCATGTGAGATCAGTCCTCCTTGGGGAGAGCTTCTAGGAACGTCACGAGAGCGTCACCACGAAGCTCCGACACGCGTCGAGCACCAGCGGCCTTAAGAGCATTCTTCACAGGAGTAGTATCCCCATCGGCCAGCAGTGCAGTCGCACGCTTAACGGCGACGTCCAGAAGATCTTCCTCCTTCACCGGAGCTTCCTCCTTGGGGGATTCCTTGGGGGATTCCTTGGGGGATTCCTTAGGAGATTCCTCCTTGGGAGCTTCCTCCTTCACCGGAGCTGAAACTTTCTCCTTAGGAGATTTCTTCTTAGCGTCAGGAGCTGGAGCTTCCTCCTTGGGGGTGGGGGTCGGAGCTTCCTGCTTCTTGGGGGTGGGAGTCATAGTGGTGACTCCGTTCAGCGGTCCGAGCACAGAATTCAGGTGCTCCAGGTCTTCTCGGGTGACGTCGACCATTTCAATGGTGATGTTGAATTTCATGGGTGTTCTCCTTTCAGATGAGTGACATCGGGTCACTCGGCTGTGTATTGTTGATGCTGGTGTTTTCCCGGTAGAAAACACGCTGTGGGCCATAAAGACGCGTCCTGACTGGTAGGGCAGTGGGGCCTTGCCAGCCGGGGATACGCTTTAAGGCTGAAGTGATTTTAAGGATGTCGGATCGGTTGTGATCTCCCCGACGATTCCCCAGAACCAACTCCCAAATTTCTAGTGAGCACACGGAGTCGATCGTATTGGTACCGTTAGCATTTCCAGTGTTGTAATCAGACACCCAGATCTGGCGTTCCTCCGTGGAAAGATCATCCCAGTTATTGGGTACTGGCATATCCAGGTAGGCACGGATGAGTCCGAGTAGGCTGTCTTCCTCGGTGGATGCTGCCCTGACCTCGTCTGCCATAGCGGACTCGGAGTCCGATAGGAACAGCGGATCTCCCATCTGGTATAGATGTACAGCCTCAGCCCACACCTGATCGATGTACTCATCAGTAAACTTCTCAAAATCGATCTTATGATCAACATTGACTACCAGGTATCGGCGATTACCGTCCTGGGAGCGTAAAAAGACCGGATCGTTAGTGGTTCCCCAGATTACCTGACGTCGGGGCATACGAACTGTCTCACGCGCATACGGTAGACGGACAACATCGTGTGTTCGGGTGATGAATTCTTTTAGAGCATCGTTGTCTGCCTTTTTCATGGCGAATCCCTCATCCGCCACAACGATCCAGCTCCGCATCATCGACATAATGGTGTCTTTATCACCAATGTGCCCCAGCTGGGATGTCCACCCCTTACTCATGTGGTCCATCCACCAGGTTTTACCGAGTCCCTGGCCACCCACGAGGATAAGGCAGTTGTCGATTTTAACTCCCGGATCGAGCACGCGTGCCACTGCCTGAACGGTGACGAGTCGGGCGATGCGTCTAGTGTAGTCGGATTCTTCCACACCAGGTAGGCAGTGTTCTACTCGGCTCACACCATCCCAGGATAGACCTGCGAGGTAGTCCTCCACTGGATTAAAAGAGTTCCGCTGGGCAATGGACTCGATAACGCCATTCAGCTGGTCCATGCTAGGACGTGGGAAAGAATATGTCCGTTGCAGGTGGGCTGAGATCTCAGCTCGGTCGGCTGCGGTGAGTGAATCATCCAGTCCTGGAGTGATTTTACGCCATGGGAAATCTCGACGGGAAACGGTATTCTGCTCTAGAGAGTTTCTGGCTAAACCGGTTAATATGGGGTCGTTACCTGAGAGCAGATCCCAGTTATGCACGTCGTCCAGCGGTTTTCCGGTTTTAGGGTGGAGATGAAGCCCAAGGCACCATTCCGGAATCGCATTCTCATCCCCGGTGAAATCTGAGCCCACCAGCTCCGTAACGATTTCCGGACGTGAGGAGAAAGCGTCGATAGCTTTTTTAACCGACGGTCGGTCAGCAGGTGGGGTGGAGTCGGGAATGCCTGCTAGGGAGTCTTCCGATCCATACACATGGAGAGCAACGAGGTCGAACACGCTCAGTGCCTTACCGTATGCCGGGTCAGACGCGTGGTTAGAAAACACATATCCGTCCGGATACACCAGCACTCCTCCCTCGCTTTCCGCTGGGGAATAGTGCCATCGGTCGGGATCCCCTGGCACTGGGTCATACGGGAGGTTAAACTCCTCTACTGCGCTGGCCATATCGTACACGCGGTTAAACGCTCCGGGGACTCCAGGCAGGTCTTTAGGATCACGCTTGACTCCCGGCTTAGCGTCCGGAGTAGGTCCCAGCCCACCATATTCCCGCAGTAGGAAATCACGCGTGGCCGTCTCACCATCCAGCTCGTAGACCTCGTAATCCTCTGGGTGGCCAGTGGATGGCCAGAACATTAGTCGTTCTGGCTGGGTGCTCCCTGGGTCGAACTGCGCTTCCCCCAGTGCGGACATGAGTCCGCGAGCTACTCGAGGATACTCGTCTTCAGTTAGACCTGGACCTAGGATGGGGATGATTACTCGGTAACGCGGGTGGTCTACCGTGTGGCTGTATGTGGAGTGAACCAGTGCTTTAACTCCCAGCTCCGACACTCGGGAGGGTAGGTGATCACTAGCGGAATCGGCATCTAGGGTGACAGCTGTCCGACTTTCCACCTGTCCTTTTCGACGGGATGTGCCACGCAGCACTCCAGCCACGTATCCTCCGCAGTCTTTTACGGACTCCGGGTGGTGTGCCTTATCTACCAGTGCGTCCCACGACAGCTCGGCAGGTTCCCATCGCCTGGACGAGACGGATGGAGCCACGGACAGTTTTAATTTAAGACCGGTATCGGTGTGAGTTCGAGTCATTTCTATATCCTTAAATAAGACTTTCCAGGTGGTCCATGAGTGCCGACTGGACGTCGGCTTTACCCTCTAGAACGCGGTAGATGTTAGAGTCTAGTGTACCCTTAGATTCAATAACGTGTATCATCACCGGATTCTTTTGGCCCTGACGCTGCAGGCGTTTGTTGGCCTGCTGCCATTGCTCTAAAGACCAGGGGAGACTTGTCCACACAATTGTGTGCCCACCATACTGCAGGTTAAGACCGTGCCCTGCACTAGCTGGGTGAGCCAGTAGAATGGGTATTTCTCCGGAGTTCCACAGTTTAACCGAGTCCGGATCTGAAATCTCCCTCGCTTGCGGTAGAGCCTTTAGAATCATATCCTTTTCTGCCGTGTACCGGTAGAACACCAGCACCGGACTACCAGTCCCATCCACGATCTCCTTTAGCGCATCGATCTTAGAGTGGTGCAGTACATCCACACCTGTGTGGTCATCGTCGTATAGGAATCCCGCGCTAATCTGGCTGAGTCGGTTAGACGCCACTGCAGCTGTAGAAGCGGTGTGGAGCGTGCCACCCAGTAGCGACAGGTCGGTGACGAGGGTCTTAGCCATGGACCGGTATGCCTTTTTAGCCAGTGGACTCATCTCTACGCTCACGCGGTTAAACGTCACCGGAGGCAGTTCTAAGCGTCCCTCCGTCCCCATGGACATAGCTAAATCACCCACTAGGCTGTGGATGCGGTCGGGAGCTCCCGGCTTGGGGATCCACCCGGTGACTATACCGGAGGGGAGCATGCCAGTGGCTGTAAAATAACGCTCGCGATATGCGGTTAGAGTCCTCCCTAAACGGGCACCGTAGTCCAGCAGGTAGATCTGTGCCCACAGGTCAATTAGTCCGTTAGGACTGGGAGTCCCAGTCAGCTCCCACACGTACCTGCAGGACGACAGCTTAGAGATAGCACGCGCATCCTTCCACCGCTTAGACTGGCGATTCTTAAAGCCACTGGCCTCATCAATCACCAGTGTAGACCACGGATGCTTGCCTACTGCCTCCCCCAGTAGGTTGTGGGACACCACGTACACGTCAGCTGCGGTAGCCCACTGCACCGCGCGCTGGGCTGGGGATCCGTAAATGGCCTGCACTTTAAGATCCGGACGCCACTTGTCGGCTTCCTCTGACCACACTTCTTTAGCCACTCGAGCCGGTGCGGTGACCAGGACAGGGAAGTGCCGTGGTTCCAGTGCTGATAGGGTGGAAGCTGTCTTGCCCAGTCCCATGTCGAGCCAGAGGGCAGCTCGATCATGGGACTGGAGGTGCGACACCGCGGCCACCTGGTAGGGGTGGAGCTTCATCACTGGGTCACTTAGTCTTCCGAGGGGTGATCAGGTTAGGATCGCTAAGGAACCCACGCAGCTCCTCCATCGTTTGGCACGGCCTGACCAGAACCCTTCCGACCGGGGAACGGAAAGTCACGTTCATGAACACGAAGTTCACTCCCTCGCTTTCGCCATCGAAACAACCGAAGGATCCGAGCAGCGCGTGATCGCGATACAGTCTGAACAACTTAGTGCCATCGGGGAGGAACCGGATGGTCATCGAGTCGCAGTAAGGCTCAACAGTCTCGAGAATCTGGTTAACGGTGAGCATTGTTTGTCCTTTCGTTTTGGTAACCATTTGCGGTTACAGTATTAGTATATACTGTTTTTCTGAAAAGCGCTACCTCTTTAGCTTCATCATCCGGTTAATTTCTAGACGTCCGCATGCGTACATCCCCATGACGCCGATGTCACGGGGAACCAGCTGGGCTTCGTGAGCAATCTCTGCGATCTGATCCTCCGAGAGATTTGCAGTTCCGTCCTCCTGGAGTAGGGAACGGGAATCCTCCGACAGCTTTGACCATGCTTCCGAGTAGTATTCCGAACTCCCCGGATACATCTTACCGTACATGATCCGCACCGCGTTGATCGAATCCATCATTTCCATTTCCATTTGATATCGCGTTTCCTTTCATATGGGAGCGGCCTCCCCACTGGTACGGCAGGGAGGCCACCTCTAAATCAGTCGATGAACTTCTGGATGTCGATGCCGAGGTCGTCCATCACGGACAGGATGGAGTAGATACCGCTGTATCCGGTGGTGATGCCGTGGGCTTCGCACATATCGTCGACCTCGGAGAAAGCTCCGTAGAGAGGGCCATCCTCGGGAACGTCCTCGCTGAAAACGCTGGCATTGCTCGAGTCGTACAGCACACGGATCGTCTTAGCGGGGAATCCGTTGCTGGCGAGCAGCTCTTGATCCTTAATGGTAAGCCAGATCGCGGCTTGAATAAGAGTCTCACGCAGGTCGCTGACCTTATCTCCAGGGAGCATGGCATTAAACCACTTGCTCGTGACCGAGGGATTGCCATCGAGAATCAGGTGGGTATCGCTTGCCACGTCGGTGATGTAGGTAATGGTGCGCATTTTATTTGTCCTTTCAGGTGAGGTAACCTTTTCCGGTTACAGTATTAGTATATACCGTCTTCTTAAAAAGCGCTACCCTAATTGCCTAAAATTTCGATGAATTTTTCGACCTCATCGTAAAACTCCGCTGGGACTGAGTAGGACATGAATTCCTTACCGGATAGCTGGACCATCAGCACTGTCCACCCACCGTAGAATCCTACAGGTGTGTTGACCAGTCGGATGGACTTGATCTTAGTCAGTGGCACGGAACGGAATCTACCCGGAAAAGACACCTTACCCAGACGACGCCAGTAGATGAGCTTTCCACCGGAGACGCGTGCTTTAACTGTGCTGCCTGCTGTTGCCATGATTAGATCGTCCTGTTCATTTCGTAGAAGATTTTCTCTTTAGGGGTGAGTACGCTGTCCACATCGGACTTAGGGATAACTCGGTTATCCTGATCGATCACCAGTCCGCAGTACTCCATGTGGACTTTATCCTCGTGCCTGACGTGATCGTACTGGTGTTCCCTAAACCGGAGTATGCTGGGGAATCGTACACCGCACGTGAGGCATAGAACGCGGTATTTGCTGTGCATTATAGTGTTCTCCTAAATCTGAGTAGAGGGGAGGCCCCACCTCCGGTGTAGGTTGCCGGAGGTGGGGACCTAGTGGTTACTTGTGGAGCTTGAAGTGATCGGCGATGATCTGGAACTGCTCCAGGTTCACATTGCGGATGTAGCGATCCTTTTCCTCGTCGTAGATGTAAGCGGTGTAGAGGATCATTTCCACGTCGTACTCCTGGTATGCCTGCATGTAGCCGAGGATATCCTCCAGGTCGTCGCGGCATCCCTCGGGGGTCCGGAACTCGGGGAACTTGATCATTTTTCTGTCCTTTCGTTTAGGTAACCTTTCCGGTTACAGTATTAGTATATACTACATTTCTAAAAAGCGCTACCCTAATTGCCT